TTATTTAAAAGTTAAAATAATAAAAAATAATGATATATATAATAATGACTGACGCTATGTTTCATTTGAACTCCAAAATATCATGTAATAAAAGCGGTGAGCTTTGTGTGCGTGGAGATGCTTTAAGTTGTGTCATCTTGAGCGAAGATGCAAAGCTACCACCGAATTCAATCTATTTCTCACCAATCCAAGAATTAACTCAATCAGTTAGCCCCAGCGTCTTGCTATCCGCCCCAACATGGAACGATCTCTCTCGGTTGGAAATGACAATAGAAATCTCAAATGATGGGGTGGATTTTTTCCAAATGAATGCGGCACACGCTATCGTTAAAACGGCGGACAAGTCTAAACAATTATATGTTAAAGAATTTAGATTTAGATATTTTAAAATTCGATTAGCTAATATTTCCGAAACTACAGAGACAATAAAAAGTCTATCTTATTGTTATTAATTATATTTTTGGAAACACATCATTTATGAATTTATTTATTTGATATTCGATTTCATTGTATCGCTCCTCTGCAACGTCAAAATAATAGTTAGACCATATATGATAATTCTCAATTATATCTAAACTTTCAATTATCTTCTCGTACGATAAAATATTCTTATCATATCCGCCGAGACACATCTTCCCCATATTTTCAATCAGCCCCTTACTGTTGCGGTTTATGATTACGGGTATACCGAAGCAACACGCCTCACTCGCCACCATACCATACGTCTCATAAATGCTCGGTTGAATGACTATTTTAGATTTAAGATAGATTTCATTAATTATGTTCGGTGTATTGTTTATGATATGGACATTTGGTAGAGTTTTGAAAATATCTAAAAATGGTTTCTGCTCATAGTTATAATACCCACCCTTCACAATTAAAAACTTTTTATCTTTGAATTTTCTCGCTAACTCTACGACAATATTCGCCCCCTTATTAAGCGACGGATTGACTAATGTAATGTAAAGTCTATCATCTATCTTTTTTTTAAATTTTGATAATTTGGGAAAATCTGTGTACGGATAAATTAAATAATGATTATTTGGAATTAAATCACGCTGGATATAATCGTTCATCACATAGTTGCTATTAAATATTTTTATGACTTTGGGATCTTCGATAAATTTATCATAATGATCTATAGAATTATGGAAAATCATAATAGAAGGTTTTGATATTTTGAGAGCATAGTCAAGCGATTGTTTAGCAAAATCTAACTGGGTCAATAACAAATCACATGTATCAATGTATTGTAGACATTCAGTCGGTGACTCGGTGGTTTCATTAACTTCAATACCTTCAAAATCTATTTTTTTCATTTCTTTACATTCGGGCAAGATGACACGAATTTTTACATCACGTTCAGTCTGTAATCGTTTTAAGAAGTGGTGTAAATATGCTTCACCCCCGCTCTTATTCTTATGCATATATAATTTGACAAAAACCAAAATATTCATATTATATATGCTAAATATATTTTTATTCTTTATTTTTTTATTTAAAATTTATAATATAACTTAATAATAATGAATCATTTAGAATTATTTAGCGGAACGCATTCTTTTGGTAAAGTGTCTCATAAACTTGGATATAACGTCGTATCGTTAGACCGAGACTTGTCTAATAAATGTCCTTTTACTGATTATGTAAGCGAGAATCATATCATGGAAGATATAATGACTTGGGATTATAAAATATATAAACCAAATCATTTTAAATTAATAACGGCTTCTCCGGTATGTTTATGGTGGTCGAGATGCCGGTTTTCTTGGATTGGTAGAAAACTAAAAGCTCATGGTGATACGATTATAACAAAGGAGATATTAGATAATGATATAGATTTGTATGGTAAGCCGATGGTTGACAAAGTATTTGAAATAATTGATTATTTTAACCCTCAATATTTTATAATTGAGAATCCATCAACTGGGAAAATGGTAAATTATATTAATGATTTAATACCCTTTTATGATGTGGATTATTGTATGTATGGTTTAACTTATAAAAAACCGACAAGATTTTGGACTAATATCAACGGCTTAAAAATTAATAGATGTAATCATAAAGAGAAACATCAAGGGGCATCAGCATGGAATAAGGGAAGCAAAGAAAGATATAGAATACCGGAACAGATCATCAATGAGTTATTATATGAAACCGTCAAAAATTAATTAATGAGTTATTGGGTTTTATTTAAAACGTTTTTTCAATCGTGTCTCGATTATTTTGATGGGTGTTACTTGAGTCGGCACAGAAGGTTGTGACTGAACTGGGGGGACTGCTTTGAGTGGTGGTTGCTTCACAACTTCGGGTACGACTAAATTCTCGTTAGATTTTGTTTTATTAGAATTTTGTAATAATAATTTTAATTGTTTCATTTCATCTTTCATTTCTTTTAATTCTTGTTTTTCTTTTGTCTCTTTGATTTCTTTTTTCAAGTCATCTAATTGTTGTTTCAATATTTCTCGTTCTGTTGGGTGTGGAGTTAGTGGGCGGGGTGCTGGTCTTTCAACTGGCGACGGGGTGGGTGCTTCGCTCGGTGGATCTATAACCTTCACACTCTTACCCTCACGCTCTGCCTTTTTGCGTTCACGCCCCGCCTTCAGTCTATCAATCAAGACAGATTTTTCAGCATCGCTCATCGGTTTCTTTTTGCGTGTTGCTTTTGCCTTTGCGACGGGAACTTCAGCAACTTCATTCTCTGGAATGTTAAATAGCTCTTCTTGTTTTTTTACCATATTAATATATCAAGAGAATAAAAATACTAAATTAATTTTAATAAAGATTGTTTATGTAAATTGGAACGCTGATGTCTTAAAAAATGTTGCTTCGATGTATATCGTCCACACGGGCAAAGCACTGGCTCAAGTAATGAATCGCATATTTTCTCATATTTAATCTTCTTCTTTTCCAGAAGTGCTACCGAATTATCATGATAGTATTGGCGATGTTTAATTAAAAACTTATCACGATACGTTTCGTAATATTCCTTACGGCTACGTGTCGGTATTTTCTTATTTACACAAGTATAGATTTCATCTTCGTGCCCTTCAATATATTCCCGCTCGAGTGTCTGCAATTGAAACCGATTATCACACGAATATCTCTCAACTAATTGGATACTCGGCAATATGTTACTTTGAAATAATTGTTTTATACTTCCTTCTTGTCTACATTTATGTTGTGCGAAACGATTATATAATGACTGCGTTGTGCTCCCATAATATACCAATTTCAAATCATAATTTATAATTCTATAAATTTTTCCACGACAACCATTAAACTGCATTATATAAGTATTATAGATTTTATTTATATTGTTTCACACGGACAATCTTCGCCCCGAACACCCCCGCACGGACCGATGGGTTGAAAATTCATATTCATATATCGGCTCTCTTTGGGATTAGAATAATTAATCACCATAAATGAAAAGGGATTTTCAGTTACCGTTCTAAACATGGATTTAAATTGTCTCTTCCCGTTTTCTAAAATATTATGATCTTCAGCAATTAAATCTAACTGCTTGTCTGAACACGACCACACAACCACCCCCGTTGCGTTTTCCCTCTGTGTTGTTTGCAGATGCACATACTGCTGGCTACACACAAAAATGGACATATTGATATGGCGTCCATTACAAAATACTTTATTGATAATGCCATTATTTTTTTTTTTCATAGATCCGTCAAAACTACAGTCGTCTAGTATCACACATACGTGTTTTGGTTTCTCACCAGCGTTTAACGCTTCGGTGTAGTCCTCTTCGGTTAAATCAAATATCGCCTCTAACATATCCTCGTCAAAATTTTCATGTATGTTCTCATCGGCTATATTATGAACATTGATAATATTTTTAATTTTCGTGTCTGATTTAATTGACCCCGAGAAAATATAGATTTCATCAAAGTCTTTCTTATAGAGACGGCTGTCGTCTTGACATAACATATTTAATAAAAAACTGGACTTACCGCTGAACTGCGATTTTCCCACGCATAGAACACGGCACGGCAAATCGAACAGCATATCTTTTTTTTTGTAGAAATTTTCTTTCTTATCCTTACACTTTAAAATTTGAACTGGTTTCATAATATATAACAATAGATATTTATTTATTTTTATTTTTATGAAATGGTTAAATTATTTGGCT